GGTTATTCGCGCTCCGATTAATCGCTAGATATTAATCGCTAAAAGAATGTCTAACTAAATTAGTTAGTTACGAATGAGTGAAGAACAATTAAGCGAATGGGTAACGAAATCCGAGTACGCAAGGTACCGAGGTGTAACGCCAATTTACGTTTCGCGATGGATTGAACGCGACAAAGTACCGACGAAAGACGGCAAGCTCGAAGTCGAAGTCGCAAACCGTTACTGGCACAAGCGACCGCAATCGCGCCAAAAGAAAATCGATTTTGACGAAGCGCGGACCAAGAAAATGGAAGCAGATGCGCGGCTTGCGGAAATGAACGCCGATGCAATGGCGAGCCAATTGGTTGAAACGCAAAGCGTGGTCGAAACCTGGGAGCGTTCCTTCGCAAAAATCAAAACGAAAATGACCGCGCTTCCTAACAAGATGGGTCCGATTTTAGCGGTTCAAGACGATCCTAAAATCGTCACGAACCAATTAAAGAATGCAATCAACAAAATACTTAACGAATTGGCAACCAACGCCAGAAGGCGAAACGCCAGAAGAGCGGAATCAAAGGCTTCTTGACGAAATAGTCGAGAAAACATTTCAGGTGTTTGCAACACCACCTGAAATGACGATCAGCGAATGGGCCGATACCGAAAGACAACTATCAAGAGAATCATCAAGCGCATTTGGTCAATGGGAAACATCAATAAACGAACCGCTCCGCGGGATCATGGACGCGATCAGCGATCCCGAAGTCGAGGAAGTTGTGGTGATGAGTGCGTCACAAGTTGGGAAAACCGAAGCGATATTGAACGCGATTGGATATCACATTCAAAACGATCCGTGTCCAATTCTCTCGGTGATGCCGAACGAAGCAATGGCGATGTCGATGTCACGCGACCGAATCGCGCCGATGATCCGCGACACGCCAGCGTTGAAGGAATTAGTGAGCGACCCGAAGTCGAGATCGACGGGAAATACGATTTTACACAAGACGTTTCCTGGCGGACATATAACTTTAGCATCCGCGCAAAGTCCTGCGAACCTCGCGGCGCGTTCATGTCGATTGGTGCTTCTCGATGAAGTGGATCGATTCCCCGCGTCAAGCGGAAGCGAGGGCGATCCCGTTTCACTCGCAAAACGTCGAGCGGTTTCGTTTTGGAATCGGAAAATTGTTTTAACATCTACGCCAACGATTAAAGGTGAATCACGAATCGAAGCCGCATACGAAACGAGTGATCAACGCCGTTATTTCGTTCCTTGCGGAGAGTGCGGCGAATTTCAAACTCTTGATTGGTCAAATGTCATTTGGGATTCCGGGGATACACAAAGCGCCAGATACCAATGCGGATCTTGTGATTCAAAATGGACTGATATCGAGCGAAGGCGAGCAATCACTAAAGGAGAATGGCGAGCTTCTCAAAATTGTTCAGGAGTGGCGGGCTTTCACCTCTCCGGACTTTATTCGCCATTCGTTACGCTCGGACAAGCCGCAACCGAATTTGTAAACGCGAAAAAGCATCCAGAAATATTAAGAACGTGGGTCAATACCTATTTAAGCGAATCTTGGGAAGAAGATAGTGAGCAACTTGACACAAACGAGCTTATTGAGCGCCGCGAGGCGTATGCTGATCCGATTCCAGACGGCGTTCTCGTACTCACCAGCGGCGTTGATGTCCAGGCGGATCGTCTTGAGTGCTTGGTTGTGGGTCATTCCCATGCAGACGAATTGTATTTTATCGATCAAAAGATTTTCTATGGTTCTCCGGCTAATGATCAAGTATGGGAAGAACTTAGCGATTATTTGCGGTCTTCTTGGACGCATCCAAGCGGCAAAGATATGCGGATCATACAAACGCTTATTGATAGCGGTTACGAAACACAAGCGGTCTATCGATTTTGTAAACGGATGGTCGGTTCAAGAGTCAACGCGTCTAAAGGCGTTGGAGGTACGGGCAGACCTGCGGTCGGACGTCCTTCAAAAGCAAATAGCGCAAATTGCAACGTTTTTCCGGTTGGAACCAACACGCTCAAAGAAGTCCTCTTTGCAAGATTGCGAGTCAAAGAACCAGGACCGGCATTTTGGCACATTCCCGACCATTTCGATGAAGAATTCTGCTACCAACTTACGGCTGAAAAAGCCGTTAAAAGATATTCAAAGGGAATTCCGCGAATTGAATATATTAAACTTAGACCCCGTAACGAAGCGCTTGATTTAGCGGTTTTGAACCTTGCGGCTTTCGCAATGCTGAACGTGAACACGAATGCGGTACAAAAACGATTACAAGATCAGCGAAAACAAGACCCGAAACAGAAAACCAGGAATAAAAGATCCTGGGTTTCTGGGGTATCACATAAAAGGCGATTTTGAGTAATTTATTCGACAGCACGAATTATCCGACCATCGAGCCGACGTTAGCGCTTTACGATTCGCCAATCGTCGCAGGCGATACCGTGAACTGGAAAAAAACGGGTTACGTCGATGACTATCCATCAAGTGGTTATGCAATGGCATACAAAGCGACCCTGAACGGAGCCGCTTCGACGAATTTTACGGTAAGCGGATCGGACTCAAGTGGCGAATGGGTTTTTTCCATCGCGCATGGAACGACTGCGAGTTTCACCATCGGAATTTACCAATGGAATCTATACGTCACGAAAAGCTCATCATCGGAACGGATACGCCTGGAATCAGGCGAATGGGAAGTCGTTCAAAATATATCGACCGATACCTCGAACGATCCGCAAAGCCATGCGCGGAAGGTATTAACCGCGATTGAAGCAGTTATCGAGGGACGCGCTTCAGTCGATCAATCGAGCTACTCGATTGCAGGGCGAAGCCTATCGCGCATGAGCATTGACGAGCTTCTCCTTTTCCGCGACCGATACAAGGCCGAATGGTTAAAAGAAAAGCGCCTTGAACGCGCCAAGAAAGGCAAAGGTCATCACGGCATAATCTTAACGCGCTTTACGAACTAATGGGACTCTTCAATTTTTTTAAAAAGAAAACGCGGAAGAGAATAACGCGGGACCAAATGCTCCACCTCTCGCGCCAATTCGATTCCGCGAAGTTCGACAACATATTCGCAGGATGGACCGGAACCAGCGCGACCGCAGACGAGGAATTGCGTGGATCGCTTTCGACGATGCGAGCGCGGACGAGATCGCTTTGTCAAAACTCCGAATACGCCAAAAAGTTTTTAAATCTGACGAAATCAAACGTGATCGGATCGCGTGGGTTTAAGTTCCAAGCGAAGACGAGAAACGAGCAAGGCGCGTTGGATAAGCTCGATAACAATTATATTGAACGCTTGTTTTTCGAGTGGTCAAAAAATCCCGATTACGTTTCCATCGATGGACGTTTGGATTGGTTAGGCGTTCAGAATGTAGTCATGGAAACGCTGGCGCGTGACGGCGAGGTGTTCATTCGAATGATGAAAGGCGGGGCCGATAACCCTTTCGGATTTTCGCTTTGGGTCCTGGAAGGCGATTCGATTCCAATCGATAACAATCTAAAGCTCAAAGATGATCAATATATCATCATGGGAATTGAGCAGAATAAATATGGGAAACCTCTCGCCTATTATCAAGCGATCAAAACGCCTAATCAGCTATACGATTATTCCTACGATGTAAAAACGGAGCGCGTTCCTGCTTCCGATATGATTCATTTATATTTGCAGGAACGACCATCGCAAAGTCGAGGAATCCCGTGGCTTAATACCGCGATTCGACCTCTCCAAATGCTAAACGATTACACCGAAAGCGAGCTTGTTGCATCGCGAATTGGATCGTCATCAATGGGATTTTTTAAATCGCCAGACGGCGCGGGTTACGTCGGAGACGGCGAGGACGAAGCAGGAAATCTATTGACAGATTTCCAGCCTGGAACGTTTCAGCAATTGCCTAGCGGAATGGAATTCGAAGCGTTCGACCCGAAACATCCGACGACCGCATTTTCCGATTTTATCAAAGCGATTCTACGCGGAGCCGCAAACGGATGCGGAGTCTCTTACAACGCACTCGCAAACGATCTTGAGAACGTCAATTACTCATCGATTCGCGCAGGCGTTCAGGAAGATCAAGCGCATTGGAAAACGCTTCAGCAATTTATGATATCGCGCTTCTGTTATCCGGTTTATCGCAACTGGCTGAAAATGGGAATGACAACGGGTCAAATTGATTTACCAATAAGCAAACTTTTCAAGTTCGAGGAAGTCGTTTTTCATGGTCGCGGATGGAGCTATGTCGATCCGTTGAAAGAATTAAAGGCGAAAGAATTAGCGCTCCAAATGGGCGTAACGTCAATCGGAAAGATCACAAGCGAAGCGGGTGAAGAATGGACCGATATCTTCGCCGAACTCGCCGCAGAAAAAGACGTTGCCGAGGGACTCGGTTTGAACTTAACGGGACCAGTAAATCCCGCACCAACGGAAACCATCGAGGTCGAAAATGGAACAAACGAAGAAAATTGAAACGGGTATTTTAACCCGCATTTTAGAAGTCAAAGAACGAAACGCGGACAAGGATTCGCGAACACTAGATATTTCCTTTTCGTCCGAGGCTCCGGTGGAACGGAGTTTCGGCGCGGAAATCTTAGACCACAAACCCGAATCGGTTCGACTTGGACGGTTGAACAATTCGGCCCCGGTCTTATTTAATCATGATATCGACCAACCCGTCGGAGTCGTGGAAAGTGCCAGGATCGAAGAAAAAATCGGTAGAGCTTCAATTCGATTTGGAAACTCGGAACGAGCAAACGAAGTTTTTCAAGATGTCATGGATGGAATCTTACAAAACGTCTCGGTCGGATACGCGGTTCATCGGATGGAACAAACCAAAGACAACCCACCCGAATATCGAGTAACCGATTTTGAACCTCACGAAATCTCAATCGTAACCGTTCCTGCCGATATTTCGGTCGGGATATCACGCGAGCGAGAAACACGGGTTCAAACCGAGGTAATTGAATTACCCGAATTGAAAGAAAAGAAAATGGAAGTTGAAGTTCAAGAACAAGCGGTGAACACCGCGGCGCTCGAAGCAAAAGTGCGAGCCGACGAATTGAAGCGAGTACGCGAAATTGAAGCTTATGGGCGCGAACATAAAGAGTCCGAGCTTGCAGAAGAATATATCAAAAGCGGTAAATCCGAAGGCGAATTTGCTCAAGCCGTATTGGAGCGAATCAAGAATCGCCCGAAAGAGCATTTCGATATTGGATTGACCAAGAAGGAAACAGGCGAGTTCTCAATGCTTCGCTTGATCAACGCCTTGGCGCGTCCGCATGACCGAACCGCGCAGGATGAAGCTTCATTCGAGCTTCAAGCTTGTCAGGCCCAAGAAGGAAAGCAAAAGCGAGCCGCTCGCGGTGTTTATATTCCAAACGAGGTTTTAAACGAGCGAAGCCTTTCCCGCGCCAGCTATCAAAAGCGCGAACTTCAAGCGGGTTCCGGTGACGGCGCAAACCTTGTTCCAACCATTCTTGATTCCTCAAGTTTTATCGAGTTCCTCGATAATAACATGGTTTCGGTTGCAATGGGTGCGCGGGTAATGCGCGGACTTGATGGAATTATCAAGATTCCTCGCAGGGACGCGGCTATATCTGGCGGATGGTTAGCTGAAAGCGGAGACGCTGGAGACGTAACACCCTCGTACGACCAAGTCACGATGCAATTAAAAACATATGGATTGCGCGTTGATTTGTCACGCCAGTTGCGCTTGCAATCAAGCCTGGATGTTGAGCGATTGGTACGCGAGGAGATATCTCTTTCAACCGCGATTGCTCTTGATCAGGCCGCATTAAGCGGGACAGGTTCAAGCAATCAGCCAACCGGAATTGCCGCAACAAGCGGAATCGGTTCTGAAACAATTAACGCGAATCAACTCAGTTATGATCAAGCAATTGCGATGCAAGGCGATGTTATGGCGGCGAACGCGTATTTCGGAAAGCTTGGATATGTTATTCATCCAACGCTTGCCGCTGATGCGAAAGCTCGAACCATCGATTCCGGTTCAGGTCGTTTCGTGATGGAAAACAATACCATTGACGGGTTTAGAGCGCTTGTGAGCGCCCAGGCGACTTATTCCTCGCAGAATAAGGTTTTCTTCGGAAATTTTGACGATCTTATGATCGGCTACTGGTCACCTGGAATTGACGTTAGCGTTCACAAGGAATTTGACGATGGACGCGTCAGATTGATCGTTTTTGTGGATGCCGATATTGCCGTAAGGCACGCGGGATCATTCTCGATGACAGTAAACGCTTAATGCTAACCACTAAGAACGCAGGCGGTCTAATAGGGGCCGCCAGCGAGACAGGCGGAAAAGTGAAAATAACCATGTTACGCGGAGCATTTATCGCGGGAGAGAATCACCCAGCGGGTGAAACGCTTGAAGTCGATGACCGCATCGCACGCCAACTCATTGGATCGAATAAAGCCGTAGCGGCTGAAGACGCACCGAAAAAGGCGACTAAGAAAAAATAACGATGGGAGTCGAAAGCGCGTCCGATTTATCCGATTTTTTCCTAACCGATGATTTCGGGATCGCGGCAACCTATACGCCCGACGGCGGAAGCGCTTCAACGATCAACGTTTTATTTGATAACCCGTTCTCATCCGTTCCCCTGGATACGGGGGAACGGGATGTAGAATCGAACACGCCGACCGCGCTTGCAATATCTTCGGATGTTTCAAGCGTGGCGCATGGCGATGTGATCGTAATCAACTCGATTACTTACCACATCGTCGGCGTGCAAAAAGATTCAGGAAGTGGATATCAGGGAACGACTCTATTAATGCTTGAGAAGCAATAATGGCAAACCACTTGAGGCGACAAATCCGCGAGCGCATAGCGACACGCGTTACATCGCTTTCTACAACCGGATCGAATGTTTTTCAATCGCGAGCCTATCCGATTGAAGAATCAAAGCTTCCTTGTTTGCTGGTTTACGATTCCGAGGAAACCGTCACGCTTCAAGCGATGGGCGGAACTCGCGGAGTCGCGTCAGAATTGACGGTAAACATTGAAGGATATTGCCAAGGCGGAGACGGTCAAACCGTCATGAATACGCTGGCGGCAATTCAGAAGGAGGTTCAAATCGCAATGCAGGGAGATATTAATATCAATAATCTTGCGCGTGATTCGTACCTTACCAGCGCTGACGCGTCTATTAACGCGGAAGCGACGAAACCGACGGGATCGGTTCGGTTATCGTATCTCGTCGAATATCAATATTTGGAAAACGCGCCTGACGTAGCCGCGTAGAAAGAAACAAAATGGCCGCATCTAGTGGAAACGGTGGCGTTCTCCAAACGTCGCCTGATGATTCAACCTATTCAGCGATAGCATCGCTTCAATCATGGACGCTTGAGCAAGCGGCGGACACGATTGAAACCAGCGCAATGGGAACCGCGCTAACCAAATCGTTTATTCCTGGTCAAACTTCGTGGTCTGGAAGTGCGGAAGCGCTTTGGAACGACGACGATACAAGCCAAGAATCGATTCAAACCGGACTCTCGTCGGGAGATACGAGTTTTTATGTAAAACTGTATCCGGTTGGAACTTCAAGCGGTGATTATTATTCAGGGTCAATTGTAATTACTGGCGTTTCAATTTCATCGTCTTTAAATAGTCCGATTGGATTTTCCTTTACTTTCCAGGGAACCGGAACGCTCACCTTAAATAACGCGTAACGGATGGACGTACTTAAATCCGCCAAGTCTCACTTCAAGGAGAGACTTGGCGAGGAACTCAAATGCTTAACGGTTCCCGAATGGAATAATGCAAAAATTTATTATCGCCCTGCGATCAAGTTATCTCAAAGAGCGATAGTGATGAAGCATATCCAGCGCGACGAATGGGATAAGTGCATCGCCTGGGGAATGATATTCCGGTGTAGGGACGAAAACGGAAAACCCTTATTTAATCGCGGTCATTTAGATCAAATCATTGATGAATTCGATCCTGACGTATGTCAGCGAATCATTGAAGAAATGAACGCGAACGATCCAACGCAGGACGAGATTAAGGGAAACTAGAAAGCGATCCCGATCTTTACGCGTGTTTTCAACTCGCGGAAATTTTGCATAAAACCGTCGAAGAAATTATGCAAATCAGCGAGTTCGAATTAAAGGGATGGATCGCATATTTTGAGCTAAAGGAAAAACGTGCCAAGCACAACCGTTGAAATTTTAGGACGCGATAAAACGAAGAAAGCGTTTTCGTCGGTATCAAAATCGATGGATCGTTTGAAATCTTCAATGGGCAGTCTTAAAGGCGCGGTTGCGGGTTTAATCGGTGGCGCGGGTTTGGGTGCGTTAGCGTTGGATTTACGCAACACCGCGGACCAAATCGGGAAAGTTTCAGCGCGTTTGGGGGTTGGTTCTGCGGATTTGCAAAAATTCCAATTTGCCGCAATGAAAAGCGGAATGGATGTCCGCCAATTTAACATTGCGCTTCAGCGTTTCACTCGACGAACTTCCGAAGCATTTATCGGGACAGGCGAAGCAAAAGACGCAATCGCGGAATTCGGCATTCAACTAAGTGATTCAAATGGACAGTTAAGAAGCAATTCGGATTTATTGCTTGAAGTCGCAACCATTATGGCAAGCGATTTAACACCTCAAGCCGACAAAGTTCGTTTAGCGTTTAAATTATTTGATTCCGAAGGTGTCAAAATGCTGAATATGCTTCAGCTTGGACCTGAAGCAATAAAGGGAATGGGGCGCGAGCTTGAAGCATTAGGCGGAGTAATAAACGATGAAACCATAGTCGCGTCAGAACAGTTGGGCGACCGTTGGGATATGATTATGGCAAAGGTAAAAAACGCCTTTGCTCCCGCAATTATTGGCGCAAACGAATTGCTCGGAGTCTTTACCAAAGAAGCCGAAATGGCGGGTATGACTTCAGCAGAATTAGAAAAGCATATTACGGATGTCAGAGACTCATTAATCGAAAAAAAGAAGGCTCTTGATGAAAACGATGTCGGCTTAAAAAAACTTTTTTTAGCCGCACGAATGAGCGCAGGACAAATTGAAAATGAAAAAAAGAAAATAGACGAATCCATTGCTTCAATGAATGAGCAATTGGATGCAATGAAAAAAGTTAAACAATGGCGCGATAAACAAGTCGAAGCAACATTAGCGCAAATCAAAGCAACGCAAGAAGAAAACGAATTAAGACAGCAAGCTAATAACGATCAACTTTTGTTTAATGACTTATTAGCAGTCCAGCTTCAAATGTATGGAGAAGGGTTGTTAATGATGGAAGAAAGCGCACAAAAACAAAGAGAAATAAACGAACAAAAGATAATTGATTTTCATCGAGAGATTGACGAATTTGAGCGGATGGAAACTGCAAAACAAGAAATGCAGGAAGCAACCGCAAGAGCGACAATTTCGACTATGGCATCAATGGCAAGCGCTGTAAAAGACGAAGGCGTTGAGCTTTTCCGATTTTGGCAAGCCGCGGCAGTAGCTAACACTTGGATGTCGACTTATGAAGCGGCAATGAAAGCATGGGCGCAACTTGGAGTATTTGGAGGCCCAGCCGCCGCCGCCATTGCGATATTAGGAGCCGCGCAAATTGGGAAAATACTTTCGACAAAACCACCAGGAAAACAAGCGGGGGGTGATGTCCGCCCAGGCGAAACGTATTTGGTCGGAGAACGCGGTCCAGAGTTGCTCACCATGGGCCAATATGGCGGAAACGTCACGCCAAACCGAAACCTTGCGCAAGGCGTGATCATTAATATCTACGACGGGACGGGACGCAAAATCGATCAAGCGCTGTCGGACCTGCGCGTCGAAGTCGTCGAACGCGCTCAACAATTTGGCGAATTTGCGGCCTTAGAATCTCGACAATATACGCAAAATGCCTTCGCTTGAAATAGAGATTGAAATGGTTACGCCCACAGATAGCGATCCCGCTGGAACGAATGCGAAATTCTACGTTTCAGACCATTCGCATATTGGCGCGAACGGCGAATATTATCATGGTTTCATCCAGAAAGCGCCTAATCTCAAGCTTCAAGATTCGGGATCGGGTCAAATCGAAATGAGTGGCGCATCAATCGTTTTATCAAACGAACCAAACAACGCGGATCATCCATTCGGACAATCAAACTACACAAAAATTTTAAGCGATACGGGACCATATTACATAGGCATTAAATATCAGACCGCATACAACCTGTTCGAAGGTCAATTATATATCCAGGCGATTGATTCGGAATCGATCCGATGCAACGTCAAAAGTATCAGACCGACCGACTCCGGTCCGGTCTGGAATACATCGCAAGAGGGAATTAGTGGGACGAGTAGCGATCTTGTTTCGGGTTTTATTTGGGGTGATGTTGTCGATTGGAAAGTCGAACGCGACGATTCAGACGTTGGATCATGGGATGCAATAGGCGGATCAGCGGTTCAAGCGGCGTTATATTTTTTTAATGCAGTTTCAAGCGTAACGCCGACGATCAAAGTTAATTCTAACGCCTCAACGTGGGCCTCGACTGGTTCGGTTCGATATGATGCTAACGCGTCCGATGATGGAAGCGCGGATGCGCAACTCGGCGCGTATCAATCAACCAACGATTACGCGGATGGGACTGAATACTCGTTTTCTGCGACGGGCATTAAAAATCGATTTTTATCGAGTGGAACAAACCGCGCAACCGCAGGACGTACCATTGCAGAGTTTGCGGAAACTATGGCATATATAAGCTCGGCGGCGGATACGCATATCCCGCGTTTAACTAATGATAAATTTTATATATTAGAAACCGAGACAATTGACACCAACAAAGCGCCTTCCCCGCCGAATCTTTCTTTTGTTTGGGATAAGGGAATTATTACAACGCTTGAAGCGTTGCGCCTTGTCAGCTTCGCGTCTAATTATCAGTTTTTTATTCTTCCATCACAGACAAACGGGAATCGAACTTTATTCTTAATTGATAAAGCAAACGCGCCATCTTCGAGTTCAGCGTTCTACAATACGGTTTCCGAAAACGATATTCTTAATTTGGTTATTCGCGGACCTGAAGAAATCAAAAGCATAAAAGGAAATTTTGAATATTACCGCTGGCAAGGAACCGAGCTTGTAGAAACAAAAGGCCGATCAACACTTTTCCTGAATGCAACGGGCAAGGAAGTTTCTTTTGATGCGCTGATCACTAACCCATCACAACAAACAAACCTGACGAATTTTTTAAACGCAATGAAAGCGTTTTATGAAAAGCCGACTTTGAGCGTTGAAATAAACGATTTGCACGACGAATGGCGACCAGGAGATCGAATTGTTTTCAATCGACGCGATGAATTTGTAAACGTGGACATGATTATTCGATCAATCGAGTGGAATTTTAACGATCTTACGACAACCATCGAAGGCGACGCAACGCTTACGCCCTACGTCCAAGAATGAAAATTTTACACGACGACAAAATCACCGCGGTTTCCGTTTCATCTGGCGCTCAATTTTCTTCGAGTTATGCGGTTTCAAATGTTCAAAATGATATCCCGCAAAACGTATTCATGGCGAATTCGGCAAGTGCGACCATAAGTGCGACCATAAGCGCTGGCGTTCAAGCGGTTTTCGTTTCGGGACTTATGGCAGATAATGCGACCATCGAGATCACCGATTCAGACAACTCGCTTGCTTACACCGAGGTTTTAAATACAACGAAATTTTCATCGCTCAAAATACTTGGACGCAATAACGATCAGCAAATCCCTTGCTCGCTCGATCCGTTTACAATTTCGCCTTACACGGGGACGGTTTTAACGTCACCGCTCACAAGCGACACCACGATCACCGACTCGCTAAAAGCCGCGCCTAATACTCTTGAGCTTCAAGCAAATCTCACGCTCGGCGATGGTGGTGAGGAAGAGGTGATTCTTGAGCTTGGATTAGGATCGACCGAGAACGCGATTCAAAATAATTTTGACGGGTCCGCATTGGGTGCGGGAACGATTCGAATCGTTCTCGAATCTCAAGACGACCTCAAAGACTCGCCCATTGAAGGAAACGCGATTGCGAAATGGAATCAATCATCAGGCGCGACTGGACGCTTCGACGATTCATCTGACGCGGTAGTGAATTGCATTAGTCATGGAAATGTTCGCGTCGGATCGTTGGTCACGATTGGCGGGGTCGATTATCAAGTCACAAAAATCGTCGGACAAGGGACGGGGAACGCGGACGTAACGCTTTCGGGGACGGTAACGGATGGAACGATCACCGCGATCAAGAATCCGGTCCGAGTCGGGATTGTTCGCGCTTCCGCTTGCATAAGCCTGGAAAATCCCCAAATAGGGTTTTCCAAGGCACTCAAAGATTTTTCAATTCGCAAACCGTTAATCAATGGCGGATATCGCCAAACGCCAAAAAACGTAGCGAAACAATTCACCATCGATGCGGTTTTGCCAATCGCGCAAGCGAATAATCTATTCGATTTTTATTATGCTTTCCGCTCAAAACCGTTTCCGATTGCCGCGCTTCAGGGGATGCCTAACGCACAAAGCGAAGCGCAAGAATATAGCGGATTTTGTTATTTATTAGACGCGCCAGAAATGCAAAGCGCGACCATTGACGGGTCTTATCAAAACGTAAATTTCTCAGTATGCGAGGTGATTTAAAATGGCAGATCGAATAATAAAACCAGACAGCGGAAACGACGTTGTAATTCAAAACAACGGCGGAACGCGGAAAATCGAAGTTACAAATTCGGGAGACGTTGAAGTCACGGGAGACTTTAAAGCGACAACCGTAAAAGCGACGAATTTAAAAGCGAACGACGGGACCGCATCGCTAGAGATCGCAGATTCAACGGGTGATATAGGGTTTTCAGGAAATACAAATCTAAAATTTAAATTACCATCTGCAGGGGGGATTTACGAATCAGACGGATCAACAGAGATTTTAACGGAATCAAGCGGGGCAGTTTCATTGAAAAATACTGCAATTGATTCAACTGTCACAATGTCAGCAAATCAATCAGCAGTTAAAACAGCGATCAATGCTTCTGGTTCTGCCCCAATTTATGCTTGCCGAGCTTGGGTCAATTTTAATGGTTCTGGAACTGTATCAGTAACTGCTTCAGGTAATGTTTCCAGCATAACTGATAATTCTACTGGTAATTACACAGTAAACTTTGCAACTGCAATGTCTGACGCAGACTACTGCGTTACCTTTGGCGCACCAAGATTTAACCCGGGAAACCCTGTTTTCGTCTTTCAAGAAGATGCTAACACTGCAAGAACAACATCAGCATTCAGGATGTGGACAAATCAAAACGCTTCATCTTATGACCTTGCTCTTATCCAAGTAGCAATTTTTCGCTAAAGTAAAACTATGAGCCAGAAAATTATTTATCCAAATGAAACAGGAATTGCAGTAATCACTCCAACTGGTGATCTTTCTGTTGAAGAAACTGCATTAAAAGATGTTCCAAGTGGTGTTAAATACAAAATCATTGATGCTTCTGATTTGCCTTCAGATCGTGATTTTCGGAATGCTTGGGAGTACGATTTTTCAACTAATTTTGATGGAGTGGGGGCATGATCACAATCAACATGGATAAAGCTAAAGACATTACCAAGGAAAGATTAAGGATTGAAAGAAAACCCTTATTAGAGGAACAAGATGTTCTCTTTATGCAAGTACAGGAATCTGGTGCTGACACAACTGAAATCGTAGCAGAAAAAAACAGATTGAGAGACATTACAAACCAAGTCGATTCCTGCACTACGACTGACCAATTAAAAGCACTTTCCTGCTCGACCTAATGGATCACCACTTGCCCGCGCAAACGGATATCACGGATATCCCAAATCGATTTGCAGACGTTCTTTTTACTCAAGCAAGTTTGCTTGAAATGGTTTTGTGCGGAATGCTTGTCGCGCTAGCGTGGTATATTCATTACGAAGGCAAATCCGCAAAAGGCGAACGCAAATTAAATCAGGAAAAATTTGAATCGCTTATTATTAGAACGCAAGACTCGACCATAAAAATGGCATCCGATATATCAAATGTTTCGGCGCGTCTTGATAACATAGAACGCGAACTTGAATCTCAAAAAGATTTTATATTCGCAAATCTAAGGACAAAATGATCGCAACGCTCGCACCCGTAATCGCGGGAACCGTCAAAACAATGGCGCTTTCTTTTTTTAGCGAAAAACTACTAATCAAAGTAGTTTTTTTGCTTCTTGAAAAACTCGTCAAATCGACTGAAAACGACCTGGACGATAAAATCTTGGCCGAATACGAAAAGTCGATGACGGGGAAACTGTGATTCGGTCGCGCTTATATTACGACGAACATTTATCGTTACGGCGGGAGCGCTCATGCTTGAGATGATAACGCCGAACTTTAGCCGCGCTGAAATGCAATGCAAGTGCGGATGCGGTCTATCGCATATGGACGACGAGTTTATGCGAATGCTTCAACTATTGCGCGACAAACTCGGACCACTTCCAATTACATCTGGCGCAAGGTGCGAAGAACATAACAAGCGCGAAGGCGGATATCCGAAAAGCGCTCATCTTCAATCGAAGGCCGCGGATATTCGAATTTACGGACCGCGTGCGCTTGCCTTAGTTGAGGAAGCGCGTCGAATTGGATTCTCGGGAGTCGGGATCTCGCAGAAAGGAGATCACGCCAAGCGCTTTATCCATCTTGATACTCTCCCACGCGCCGCGATCTGGTCGTATTAAAAAGCGTAATAATTTCAGTCTTTTAAGTAATTAATTAAAATATTTGTTGACAGCATGAACGGATATCTGTATCTTTATCCGTAAATGCGATTTACGCATTTGCAAACAATCAACAACCGAAACGAGAGGGTCAAATGAGAAAAGGATATATCAAACACGGGAAAGATTTATATCAGAAGTTTTACATGGGGATGATGTTTCATGAAGGAAGATATTGGGACAAAGATGAGAATGGTAATTGGTATTCAGTCGGGATTGATAAAGAAGGGTATCCAGAATTTGACAAAGTTTTTGAATCTAAAACAGGAATGGGTTCAGAACCCCAATAAATAAACAAACCGCGCCCGCGCTGGGCGCCCAGCACGTTTTTTTCATGGACGAGACAAACGCGCCATTGACGGCGCAAAAGCGATGTACCGATCTGTTTAGCGACTCGAATTCCGAGATTCTGAACACGACTCAAGCCGCGTCTATCTGCGGCGTTTCATATCACAAATTCTTACGCGAGTTTGGAGAGATTCCGTATTCGTTCGTCTATCCAGGCGGTCCGCGCATTTATATGCGCTCAGAAGTCCGCGCTTTCATTGAGGGGCGGAATAAATGAGAGACGACGTAGCGAAGCGATTCGACGCGTGGATCGATCCCGCAGGATGTGATCGGGATTACACCGGATCACATCCCGACCTCGATATCTATCCGCGTCCTGATCCTGATCTCGCATGGAAACGATTCTGCGAGCAATGGGAGAAATGGTGCAGATTGCAACCGCTGGCGTTAGGAAAATGAAAGATTTTTATAAGGCAAAAGGCGTTTTGTTGATTTGCGGAGATAATAAAGATTTTTTTGATTACATAACGCAATGCGACGCGCTTTTAACCGATCCGCCATACGGAATTGGATTTGGCAAAAAGCACACAAAATGGAGCGCGAATCGTGGTACGCACTTAGGCGAGTGGGACAACATTACGCCAGAAATAAAACCGTTTTTAAAATTTGGCGAAAAACAAATTATTTGGGGCGGAGAAAGATTCAATTTACCAACTTCAAGAGGTTGGCTTACATGGGTTAAACCTGACGCACCACATACCTTTGCGTCAACCGAATACGCCTGGACGAATCAAGATCGACCCGCACGGCATTTTACATATCCAATTAGCGCGACAAATCAAGAGCGCGTCGGGCATCCTACACAAAAGCCACTTGCTTTAATTGAGTGGTGCATTTCTTTTTTACAAGATTCAAAAACTATATGCGACCCATTTATGGGAAGCGGTACGACTGGCGTCGCTTGTATTAATCACAACAAAAAATTTATCGGCATTGAAAAAGACAAAAGATATTTTCAAATAGCATTGGATCGAATTAAAAAAGCACAAAAGCAAACTGTTATAAACTTTGAAAAACAAACTTATCAGCAAACAGATTTTTTAAATGAAAGCGCATAGCCGCCCAATAAAGCGACGCGTTCCTGGTGCGATGAGCAAAACCGAGGAACGCTTCGCTAATCTCTTAAACGAGTACGCACGCGATAAACAGATCGTCTCGTATGCCTTCGAACCCGTGACGTTTAAACTCGCTGAAGGCGTTCGTTATACGCCCGATTTCATGGCGGTCTTCGCAGATCCGACGAGGGGCGTAGCGTTTTACGAGATCAAGGCGAGTGAGTTTCACGCCAGCGGTAAATCGAATCAGATGAACTCGTTGACGAAACTCAAAGTCGCGGCGCGGACGTTTCCGCAATTTTATTTTTTCAAATGTTATCCGCGAGCCAAGCGAGAGGGCGGATCGTGGGTGATCGAATTGATTAAAGTATGAATCCTTACGCAATCGACGGTCCCGCGGTAATTAGTTTCAGCGGCGGACGCTCAAGCGGTTTTATGTTGCGCAATATCATTGACGCGCATGGCGGAACGCTCCCCAACGATATCAAGGTAATATTCGCAAATACGGGTCTTGAGCATCACGAAACCTACGAGTTTATTCATCGGATCGAGTTAGCGTGGTGCGAGGTCGTGTGGTTGGAATATACGCTTAACGGCGAAAATAAGCATTCTTTTAAAGTCGTTGATTATGAAAGCGCATCACGCGCTGGCGAGCCTTTCGATCAACTGATCGAAAAGAAAAAATATTTGCCGAATCCGGTTGCGAGACTTTGCACCGAAAACCTCAAAGTTTTAACCATCAAGAAATACGCAAAACAAGAGCTTGATCTTGATACTTGGTCAAACGTGATTGGTTTGCGCTACGACGAACCGAAACGAGTCGCCAGAATGCGAGATCGTGAGAACGTCATAATTCCTATGGCGGACGCGCATCACGATAAATGGGACGTTTTAGAGTTTTGGATCGGCGACGATATGGATTTGAAATTGCCAATCAAGGGCAATTTCTTCTCCAATTGCGTCGGGTGTTATCTCAAGAGTTATTCATCGCTTGAGGAAATCGCCAGACGCGAACCTGATTATTTAGATTGGTGGATCGATACCGAGGAATTTACTGGATCAAAATTCCGCGTAGATCGGCCCGATTACGCAACCATTAAACACAACGCGCACCGACAACTCGCTTTCGATTTTGGCGATTCGGTTTCGTGTTTTTGTACTGATTAATGAACCGCTTTCCCGTGCAAATTCGTTGTCTCTCCTCTCGCCGCGACCCTCAGTACGCGGAAGTTATCGGCATCGTTTATCGGTCTAGGTTCTAGCATTCGAACCAGCGTCTAACATTGCGCAAGGGCTGACGCGGGAAAGCATAATGAAAGGGGTGTTTTTATGAATGCAAACTCAAACATAACCGCAATCGCAAACGAACGGAAAAAAATATGGAATCAACGATCAAAATGGACCCAACGAAAATGTCAAATACTGAATTTCTTAATAGCATTAGTGAAGAAAAAATCGGTTTCTTTCCTAAAGTCGAAGCGACCCAATCGCAAGGCGCTTACCTTAAAGTTTCAGCGATCGGATCAGCGTATTCTAATCCGCTTAAAATCCGAATCCTCGGCGCGTTTATTGACGATTCGATGATCGAAGGCTGGCGCGCTTTTAATACAAGCGGAATGCCTATGCGGAAGAAAACTAAAGACGAAATTGATTTAAGTCAACTCGGAAAAAATAACTTTGGACAGGACGAAAAGCCCATCAAATTTTGGGCTTTTCCGGTCTTTGTCTATGACGAAAGTAACGTGCAAATTTGCGAGATACATCAAGTCGGATTAATGCGTGAATTGGAGCGATTAGGCAATGACCGAAACTGGGGCGATCCGCGCCAATACGATATATCGATAATGAAGACTGGAAGCGGAAATCGAACCGCGTATCAGGTCACGCCCTCGCAAGCTCAATTCCCGCAAGAACACGTTGACGCGGTTGGAAAAGCGATCGATCAAATCGATTTGCAGAAATTATTCGTGAACGAGGACCCGTTTCTCACTTCACCGAATGGCGCGTAATCGCTCTAATACCAACGCCTAAACGCAATACGCAACATGGAAAACGAAAACGCAAAACCTCTACTCTCTGGTGGGGGGGAAATATATAACCCTAAAGGGTTATATTCCCCCCCATCCAGAGAGTGCGAGAATTCGCAATCGCGAACCGATGCCGCGAAACGCACTTTGAGCGCGCTGAAAAAGCGCGTTCGCTTTACGCCTGAAGTGGAAACGCCGAAAGACGAACTGCGCCGATGCGAGGACGGGAATATTCGCGGAACGCTGAACGGAATCGAAACGGAAATATTCCAGGGCGAATCAAATCGCCCTGGAGCGATTCCCGGAATTAAATACGATTTCGTGCGATTTAAAAATCATCCTGCATTCGATGAATACGGAAACTATATTGGAAAGAATAAAATAATAGGCGAGTAATGGAACAAGCTGAAAGCTACGGAAAAATTACTTGGGATAAGAAACATTTATTTTTGCAATTAACGGAATACGAATATTCGTTATTAAAAAAACATTTTAATCAAATGTTTTATAATCATTTACCGATTAAAGATAATGTTTACGAAATGAATAGAACGGAGAATGTCGATTTCGTTAAGTTAATTGCAAAAATAAAAGATGATGAACGCGTCTGGTCAAAAAGAAATGAATTATAAACGATTATTTAACTCGCAAGAACGCTTTATCGGAAAGCGTCAAGGCTGGCGCATCTTCTTAGACAAAGAAGCCAAATATTACGCGCTTAACAAAAACGATAAATCGCCAGCGTTCACCTATCGATCTGATCTTAATCGATGGATCGCGAACCGCGACAAACAATTGCGCGATCAGCAAACGTCCAACCAAGCAGAGTTGTTTTGACAAACTCCGCTTGTAGGCTGACGCGCATAGGCGATGCGGGTAAGGATCGTTGGAGCAAGAAACGCGGCTTGTATCGTTGCACTTGCGGAACCGAGAAAGAAATCGACGATCATTCGGTGCGAACTGGTAAAACGAAATCGTGCGGATGCTTGAACCGTGAAAGCTTGCAAGATCGAGCCAAGATGCGCCAAAGACAAATTGCTGGCGGACTCGCAATCAAAGGGCGACCAGGATCGTGCAAAGGATTAATTCGAATTTACGAATTCGAATCGAAATACTCGAAACCGCGAGGGCGCAATCTTTGGGTGACGCTTGAAGAACTAGCGCAAATCTATCATGGAGTTCTTCCCGATCCATTCGCGGAACCGGAACGCTTTGCGCAAGTGCGACCCTACAAGAAAACACGCTACAACGGGAACCGCTTCGTCAAGCTTCGCAAGTGATTCCACAAATCTGCAAATGCATTCGCACTATTTTTTGACACGATTTGATACTTCGCAGATGATTACGATAACGCGTAATTTTCCCCGATTGCATGGATGCAAATCGATATACGTTCCGATATCAAAGAGCTTACAAGATCGCTGAACCGCATCCAGCGAAAGCAAATCCCCTTCGCAACTTCTAAAGCGCTAAACGCAACCGCGTTCGATGTTCGCAAGACGCTTCAAGATGGACTTGATATCCATCTTGATCGTGTCACCTCGTACACAAAACGCGGGGTCCAAGTCGAAAAATCTACCAAGAAAAATCTAGTCGCGAAAGTCGGGTTTCGATCAAACAAATTCGGAAAAGGTCAAGGGAAGATTACGCAAGCCGAATACATGAAACGCCAAATCAAAGGCGGGACTCGATTCCCTAAAGGCCAAGCGATACCAGTACCCGTGCCGAAGAATATGAGAACAAACAAATTCGGGAACATACCACGCGGGAAGATTGATCGCCTGCTTGGTGACAAGGATCGATACTTCAGCGGTACGCCTAAAGGAACGCAAGACGCGCCTGGAATCTGGCAACGTATGCCCGCGAACTCTAAGCGCAAGAAACAAGGCGGGAAGATTCGAATGGTAATCGCATGGGAACCCAAAACGGATTACTCCCCGCGCTTCCCATTCCGCCAGATCGTTTCGAAGTCGGTACGAATTAATTTTAAAAAGCGATTCGATTATGCGCTACGGCAAGCACTTTCAACGGCGCGGTAAAACGGGTCCTTCTGACGTTATTTTTAGAGGGTTATTCGCGC